TTTAATTTAACCATACGTGGCGTTGTTGGTTTCAGTTCATCAACATTTTCCAACAACAAATTAGAAAGGCAGAATAGCTTGTGGATCTGGATGTTTTTTCTTTTTGGATTCATAATTTCTCTATTTCTTGTTTAACTTCTTGCCAATATCTTGATGGATAAAAACTTCCGTTGTTATAACTATTTTCTTGAACTATTAATTCATCAACTGCTATTAATGCACATTTTTCAGCGTTATAATATTCGTTTTGCGCTCCGTTTTCAGCATAATCATAATCGGATGTAAAAGCATACAATCTAAATTTATCAACTAATTCCATTGCTTTCTCTTTTGGTGTCATAATTTAATTATTTGTTGTTTTGTAATTCATTTTCGACTCGATTATATAAAATCCGTCTTTGATTTTCACGTCTATAAGTTTCGGATTGATTCTTGTGTAGCCATTCATATTTTTGTTTTTAAGCCTTTTGGCTTGTTCCTTGGTGTATTTCATATACTGAAATTTCCACCGTTTCCGAATAACTGAAAACTGATCCAGTCATAAAGTTTTTCTAATAATTTTTTCATCTTATTTTTTATTTACATTCACCTACTGAAACACTTTGAGTGCTCCAGCTACTATCTCTTTGTAATTTTGTACAATCGTTTATGGTTGTATATCTATACATTTTAGTAACTCCTGTGTTTGGATATGCTGCAACTATATTTATAGTCAATACCTCAGCAACTCTATTACAATTACAATCTAATGCAGGTGTTTTTGGTTGTGTTTGTTCCTCTGGTGTGCAACTCATCATAGTTGCTAATAATACTAATGCTAATTTTTTCATCGTTTTTGTAATTTTAAAGTTAAATCAAAATTTTCGTTAAATGCAATCACTTCTAAATTAAAAAGTGATATGTTTCGTTTGCCGTTTGTCCAGTCGTAAATCCTATACGTTTTGTAACCGTGTTTCTCAGCAAATTGTTTTTTTGTCAACCCCGATTTTGCAATCAAGGATTTTAAAATTTCGTTTCTATTCATTTAATTGATTTTGTTAAATGCGTTTACTACTTGTTCGTGATTGTTCAAATATACATTTCCAGTTTTCAAAAGCCATTCATAAAATCTATTCACATTTGGCTCTACCACTTCGGGCTCTACAACTTCGATATTCAAAATCTTTTCCATTTCTTTAAAAGTCAATCCTTTCATTAGTCTATTAATTTTCATAATTTTGTAGTATTTCGTTTTTTTCTTGTATTTGATTGTAGTTTAAATTTTCAATTCTTTCTAATTCAGCCAGTCTGGTTAAATTAGATATGTGCCATTTTGTGATAATACATTGATTTTTAAATTGTCTTTTATAAAATCCAAGCTCATCAAAATCAGGATCTACTTCTCCCTGATTTGCAGGATTTCGAGTGTCGAAAGTTCCTGTAATGTAGTCGTCTAATTCCATTATGCTCTAAATATTAATTGGATTAAAAAATAAACAGCTATTAACTGCCCTGCTATAATTTGGTATTTTGCTTTTGATAAAAATTTTTTCATAATGTTTTTGTTTTTTAAATTAATATTAAATAAAACCAACCGCCTGTGTACTTTTTAATTTTTGCCAGATTTCGAGTTAAACGGTTGGCTTATTATCTGAGCACAAATATACATCAAACATATACATCTTGTATATTTTTTAACACAAATTTAACACTTATATATAAAAAAAGACCCGTAAACTGTTCTTGTGGGAAGTAATACGGGTTCAATTCTTATTTATGAACTTTGTGAGCAAATAATTTAACAACTGTGTCAACGGTTATAAATCTGGCGAACAGTCTTAAAATGCGCCCAGCATTGGTCGTGGCCTTGCTGTTTGAGTATTTCTCTGCAGCGAAATTTAAAACATCTTTGATTTCTTCTGGAATTTCTTTTTTCATCTTATCCTATTTTTAAAATTTGTTTGCGGTTTTTTTCTTTTGAAACATACGATACGTGAACCCAGCTATAATTGTATTCGTTTATGAGCTGATCAAAATCTAAATTTTCCTTAATATAATCAAAAATCATTTTATTGGTGACCTTCCCAGTGCCTTGAATATCAATCGCTTGACCTTTTACGTGCTGGCTTGTGGATGATCCGCCAATAGCACTATTGAGTTCTGGGCTTCGGTAAAAGCTGGAGACTCTTAACGGTGTTTTGAAATGTTCCCTTACAACGTCGAAAACTCGAATACCTAACAATTGCATAGCTAATAATTCATTATCGCCTGGCTCGTTCTTAATTCCTTTTCTAACGGCAGTCTGGCTTGTTGTTGCCTCTTGGTAACTAATATATTTTGATATATTTTTCATTTGATTATAATTTTATCGTAAATCCAAACTAATGCTGTAAAAAGAAAACCACCAGCCGCACCCAGGAACGCCACCTTAAAAGCGAACATCTTTTGGTTTAATATGATTTCGTCTAAGGCTTGTTCCATATCCTCGACCTGTTTTACAAGTCCTTTACGGCTGGTTTTGTCGTCGTTTTCTAAAATGTAAAGAACACGGTCTATTTTCTGCTCTAATGTTTTTTGCGTCATTTTATAAAGTCTTTTTTGGGTCTTTTAAAAACCAACCTATTACTATTAATGCAATTGATAAAACCAATTGACTGCCTGACTTGCCCGTAAATGCTCCCGCATTGTATGCTTGAATTAAAGCATCGATTAATAACGGCAATCCTGCCACTATTCCTGCTAATGTTGTTTTAAAGTTTTTCATCTTAAAAAATGTATAATAATTGATGGTAATAATGTAACTAATAAATCTTTGTAATCAAAACCTTTGTATACTATTTGGTCCTTAATTTCTTTTCCTATCGCAAAAGCGAATACAATTCCAAAACTTAAATAGTCGTTTAAAAAATATTGACTAATTATAAAAATCAAAAAACCATATAGAAAATGATTTGCTTTATCTTGTGCGATTAATATCATAATCCAAAACTGTGCTTAGGGTGTTTTGGAAATATCTCGCTTTCAAAAATTATATCTTGTTCGCTCATCACGTCATAAGCATAACCATCGTAATAAGTAGGCTCTGTAAGTACATTCCCGTTTTCGTCATAAGTACCTTGTATATTTACTACTTTACCAATTTCTACTATTGCGTGTATTCCTTGACCGTAAGTCAAACCCTCATCTGTTTGTACATAAACTCCCTTTGCTAATAAATCAGCTATTGCAGTTTCTCTGTCTGTGTAATTTAGTTTTGATATTTTCATTTTTATAGTGTTGTTAATGCTATGCATTCTGCATCAGTTAAAGGTCTTGGAAATAACATCATTGATTTTATGTATTTTGGGACATCTACTGCATCTGCTGTAAAAAATTCCATAATAGTAGCTGGAAAACTTGTTGAAGTAACAACTTTCACACCGTTTACAAAAACATCAGCAGTCGTACCATTCCAATCAATTGCTATTTTAACAGTGTTGGTTAAAGTTATATATAAAACTGATTCAACATTAGAAACTCTTTTTCCAATAAAACACCTATTAGAACCTCCTCCTGCTGTTTTAATAACAAACGCATTAGAAGCAGAAACACTTGATGTCTGTATAGCAGTAGCACTTGCATTATCTCTTGTTAAACTCAAATTATTATTTAATTCAATAAACCAAGTACCTCCAGCACTTGTAATTAAGTTATTTGTATAAATGTTATTTCTTGTTATTACATCTCCGTTTCTTGTTACCGAAGTTCCTAATGTTGGTTGGTATGAAGTTGCATAACCGCCAGTTTCAACTTGTCCTTTTGTAACGCTACCCGTAACTGTCAAAGTAAGTGTACCAGTTGTAGGTGTAAATATTATTGAAACTCTATTATTTGCTCCCGTACCTACTAATGAACCTACAAAAGTACCACTAAAAGTTATTGTTCCTGTACCATAAAAAGAAACAGCCATTTGCAATCCTGCTGTGGTTATTGATTGCGTAACAACAACATCACTATTTAACAATCTGTTTGTTCTTTGTGGCTCTAATAAAATACTTGGACATCCTCCTGCAACATCATAGTTCAATCTTGGAACGTTTGAAGCTACGCTTTCAATTAAACCTAAACTATTAACTCTTGTTGCAGTTGTTGCTCTAACAACCGTCATATCGCCGTTACCGTTTGATGGAATAATAGAATATAATTTTGATGCTTTTACTGCGTTAGGAGTTAAAACTAAACTCGCTTGTGTTAATATACTCATTATATATTATTTAAGTTTGTTAATGTAGTATTTAAACAAGATTCAGCTTCAAATGTGCCTGAATCAGTTGCTACTCTTGCTTTAAAATTAAAAATTAAACTTGGCACTGGTGAACCTACTATATCCGTTTCGTTATAGTAACTATTGAAATAAACAGAACCCCAACCAATTATATTGTTAATTGCACCTTGTCCCCAACCTATAACATTATTAACAGCACCTTGCCCCCAACCTATATTATTTGCCATTTTAGTAAACTTTTGTTAATGTGAAATTTTGTGATTGTATAGTATTAGCTCCGTTTGAAGTTACCCATTCAGCAGTAATAGATAAGGTATTAGATACAGTTGTACTAAATAATGTACTATCAATCAATCCAAAATTAACGCCCTCAATAGCGTTACCTGAATTTCTATTGTATGTAAATACTCCATTTGCGAACAACTCTCCAGCTCCAGCAGCACCTAATTTTGTAACTGTAAAATCTAATACTAAATCAAAATATTTGCTTGTCGTAGTTGATAATGTATGTTGCAAAGCATCAATAATTATAACACCATTTGAACGAACTCTAATGTGTAATATTTGATTATTACCGCAAGACAATTGACCGCACATTTTGGCAGTAAATGAATCACCTACTTTAAAATAATTAGCTGGAATAATTAAAGAACCAACTCCTGCACCTATTAAAGAAGCTTCACCACTTGAAGATGTTACATTACCACCTAATGCAGTCTGTGCATATAAACCTCTTGAAACTTCTAAAAAATTATCATTTACTTTGTCAAAAGCATTTCTAATAGTATCGCCAGTTCCATCATTTGCAACGCTACCTATATTAATTGTTTGTATCATTTTTTTTATCTAATTTATTTAAAAATATTTGTAATTTTTTAATATTTTCTTCTTTCGGTTTATATGTTTCTTTTACAGTACCCATCCTACAAAGTTTGCATCATTATCCGGGAACACATCAGCGTTTGAATTTGTGTTATATTCTGGAAATAATGATTGATTGAAATTCATATAGTCAATAAATCTATTTGTATAACTTTGAGCAACATCTCTTTCTTTTTCAATTAAGAAATCAATTTCATTCTTTTCAACTGTTGTGCTGTTTTCGCTATTGTGTTTAAAAACTCCTTTATTTGATATTTTATAAGCCGAATAAGGTAAAAACTCAACCATCGCCCAATGTATAACCATAGGCTTTATATATTTGCTTAAAAGCGTTGCATAAGGACTTGCTAACGTTCCAGCTACAATATCATCATTAATCTTATTGTATAGTTTTGTACCTAAATAGTTCTGTATATGCAATTGCTGTGCTTGGTATATATACTGAGTATATAAATCAGGATCTAAATTACCGTTTAAATTAGTAAATTTAACTATGTCGTTTGTTGAAATGAATAATGCTTCTGCCATTTTTATAATTATTTAGGTAAAAATCCTTTATTAGGCATATCTATTGGTCTTTGATATACTAACGGGTTATTAGTTGGTAATATTTCGCCCTCTTTTCTTGCTTTTGATGGGCTTATTTGTTCCGCTAATGGGCTATTAACATCCGCTTTTTTTCTATAAGTTTCTCTTGTCCAAAAATGATGGCAAGCTCCACCGCCTTTGTATAAAAATATATCGTATTTATCTGCCCCACGTGGACCAAATCCCTCATTAACTACACTATTTGACATTCTTTGTATATCTTCTTTGCGATATATTTTATTAACTGCTGTCATTTTTTGGCAAAATTCTCTTGAATCGCTTGAAGTATCGCCACTATATCTGTATCTTGACT